CTATTGCCACCACCCCCACCCCCACCTAATGCTGTAGAAGTATCAAATACAGAATCAGACCCGTTTGATCCTTGATTTGCTATTGTTGATGTTCCCGCACCTCCGGCGCCCACCGTGATTGTGTACGGCGTTGCTGGCGTAACGCTCCCTCCTGTTTGTACAAGTAATCCACCCGCACCACCGCTGCCCGTATATCCACCACCACCACCACCACCCGCCACAACAAGGTATTCGACAGGAATTGGAAACCTAGGCCAACTACCAGCCGCCTGATAGACAAGCTGACTAATCTTTGTCCAGATTCCGGGTGCGCTAGACGTAGAGCCAAAAGGCAAAGGTGTAATGTATTTAATGATTACGATACCTGAACCGCCATCTGCACCGCCGTAGGTGCTGTTAGCATTTCCACCGCCCCCGCCCCCGCCAGTATTTACTGTACCTGCTGTAGCCACGGTAGGGCCAGCACCACCTTTAGCGCCGTTACCACCGCCACCAGCGCCGCCCGTCCCTTTTGTGTAATTTGCATCAACCCCGCCGCCACCGCCACCAGCGTAGGTTACCGAGGAACCTGAGATAGAAGATGCTGTACCTGCGCCGCCATTGCCAGCCGTAGTTGTAACAGCATTTGCACCTACAGCACTAGCGCCACCACCGCCACCACCAGCGGTATAAGTTACAAAATCTGTTGCGGAATTACCACCCGCACTACCTTGACCAGCAGGAGAAGCCGCGCCACCTGTACCCGTACCGCCACCACCGCCACCACCGCTACCGCCAGCTACTCCGTTTTGTGTAGTATCACCACCACCCGCACCACCGCCGGTTGATGTGATTGACGAGAATACGGAGTTACTGCCGTTTGTTCCTTGTGGGGCACTTGTAGCAGCGTGAGCGCCACCAGCCCCAACAGTTACTGTGTAAGACGTTCCGGGGGTTACTGCTAAACCTGTAGCTGTTTTATATCCACCCGCGCCACCGCCACCAAGATACCCGCCTGAACCACCACCACCCGCTACGACAAGATACTCCACCTGCGTAACGCCAAGAGGAGCCGTCCAAGTCGTTGACGAGGTGAATGAAGTAACCGTGTACTGCGCGGCTAGTTTAAAACCGGCAGGGAAGCCGTGGATTGCCATTTAGGTGATTACTTCAAAGGAGGCTACATAAGTCAGCGCACTAGCAGTTCCTGAAGTCACACCAACAGACTGGTTCTCCGTCACATAGAACGAAGTGGTCTTGTCAGTAACAATCAGTGAGGCATTAGCAGGTACGCTGATCTGGTAGGCAATGTAATAAGCCGTTCCACTTGCAAAAGTCGCGTTGTTTGCTATGGCAACCGAAGCTGCCGCCGCAGAGCCTGTAGTGTTTGACACGACGATGCTGTCGATCTTATTTACGCTACCAGCGGCTGGAGTAAGACCAGTCAGAGCAGTCGTACCGTTGTGCGTCCAAGTCGCTACAGCACTTGTGCCAGATGGCAGCACATACGCTGTGTTGCCGTAGATGCTTGTTACGTTGACAATATTAGGGTTTGCCATGACTACTCCTTAGAATCCTAAAATTAGAAGCCAAAAATAAGCGCCATAGCGATAGATTTGCCTGTTGAGATGCCCGTGTTTGCCACCCAAGTAGGGGCAGTCGATGCGCCGTTTGTCTGAAGAATATAACCAGACGTTGATGCCGATAGCTTAGTAAATGCTGTTGTGCCTGAAGCGTAGATAATGTCGCCCACGGTGTACGAGGCAAACCCTGTACCGCCTGATGCAGCTACTAGCGGTGTTCCAAGAGTAAGACTAGCCATGTAGTTAGTGGCAACAACGATGTCAGTACCGTTGCTGGTAAGCACCATCTTCGCGCCGTTAGGCACAGATACACCAGTCAACCCTGACACCTTAACCGTTACAGCAAAGCCGCCCGTAGTGTTGTTGTAGATGAAGTAGAGTTTCTTGTTTGCCGGGACGATCAGGCTTGTTGTGCTGAAGGTCAACGCCCCAGTCATCTCAATAAACATATTCCGTGCAACACCCGTAGCCCCGTTAGGGATTGTTATCGTGGTGTTTGCCCCAGAACCGTCTGTGATTGCTTGGGTTACATAGCCGCTGATAGCCTGTTCAAGCAGCGTACCAAGGTTAGTATTGGTAGTCGTACCCCAAGTACCAGATTGATCCCCTGTACCGATCAATTCGAGGGCTAGGTTTGTGCTGTAGGTCGATGCCATTATTTATCCTTTACGCCGCTATCTGTTGCCAAGATGGTGTCTGGGTAGTGCTTACTGGAGTCCATGTTCCAGTCTGACTTGTATTCACTGGAATCCAATTTGGATTCTTAACCCTTGGTGCTGCCCCTACTAGTGTTAGTACACCTGCTGGTGGGGTAATAACAAAGCCACGAAGTACAGTCGATGTAAATGTTACAAGGGCTAATGCCCCTGCTGCTGGCGTTATTACTTGCCCACTTACAATAACACTTGGTGCGGAACCTATTACCTCTGTCGCGCCCGTAGGCGTAAGAATCTGTCCTGATACAACCGCTGGTGCTGCACCTACTATCGCCACCGCTCCAACTGGCGGTGTGGCAAACATATCATTCGTGTAGGTTACTTGCGGAACAATCCCTACCAGTGTCAACGCCCCTACCGCTGGGGTTATTACCGTTCCTCTAACTACACTAGGTGCTACACCTGCTAGTACCACCGCTCCAACTGCGGGGGTTATTACTGTGCCTCTAACTAAGCTAGGTGCAACTCCTGCTATTGCCACCGCACCAACGGCTGGTGTGATGATCTTACTTTCAACCACACTTGGGGCTACGCCCGTCAATGCCAATGCACCAACGGTGGGGGTCACTATATTGTTGACAAGTATGCTTGGTGCTACACCCGCTAATACTACTGCCCCAACAGCAGGTGTTACTACTGTGCCTCTAACTAAACTGGGTGCTACTCCTGCAAGTGCAACGGCTCCTGCGTCAGGCTGAACTACATCACCTGATCCCCATTCCGCTGAACTCCAAGGGCCACGCCCCCAGCCAGTTGCCATATTAGGTCAACGTAAAGATGCCAGTTGCAGCAGGAAGAACCGTCAACGTATTAGGCGAAGTCACCGTGAATTGAGTTGAAGACAATTGGCAGAAGCACAGCAGTTTTCCAGCAGCCGCACCCGTTGAGTTACGCAAGATGGCATAGCGCACGTTGGTCAAGGAAGCACCCGAAGCCGTGAACGCCAGACCGACAGAGGACATGGTGAACTTCATCGACTTAGCAGAAGCACCTGTAGTCCACTGCGCTGTAGCGGGGACAAGGTTCCGTCCACCAGCAACATACCCACCCGTAGCTGAAATCTCAGCCGTGATCTGGGCGTAGGTACTAATCGTAAAGGTCGAAGCGTTGCTGGAAGTTCGTGCCAGAACCATTTTAATAACCCCTGCACCAAGCGTAATCGTCCCGTTACCGATATACCGTTTAGCGTAGTTGTACAGTTGCCATGCGGTTGCAGCCATTTTAAATCTCCTTTATGTCGGCGTAAGACGCGCCAGTTTCTAAAATATGACGGAGCAAACCGCCGTACACCTCTAGTTCGATCTCATCGCCCAACATTCGTATCAAATCAATAAATTCTTGCGCTTGGGAAATCATCCACGCATGACATTGAAATATCTTCCCGCCAACATTCACAGGGATAGCTATCTGCCCGTCATTCTCCTTCTGCTCGTAAGCATGGTGTGACTCCCCATCCAGACAGGAATCACAGCCAAACAGATGGAAGCGTTTAAACCCAAGCATCCTGAACAGCGGTATCGCACGAAGCAAGACTGTGGAACCGCCCGGAACAGCCCACCAATTTTTATACTGTGCAGCCAAGACATCGTTAATCAAATCCGCGCTGGTGTGCCAGATGTACGTCCTGTCCTGCGGCAGACTATCAAACGCGCTTGGGTGACACTGCGAAGCAATAAAGTATTTGCAGTCATCAATAATAGGACTGACAAACCGTGTGTTGAAAGGTCTTGCGTCAACCATGATGTAGGCTGATGGCATGATCCCGTTATCAATACACCACTTATAGGCTCCATTGATGGCGATAAGTTTTACACCGTTACTACGCAACCTGCGTATGGTTTCGATGTTATCCAGAGCAGACGGCCCACCACCAACGATCATTACTTCAATGTCATTCGTCGGATGGGGTTCAACCTGCTGGAAGCCGCGTGTAATGTTGTGCATTACGTTAGCTTTGATTGTTTCTTCATCGGTATTGAGTACACCATGCTCTACGACATCCGCCCCACTTACCCAAGAAGTAACGTAGAACAAGCAGTAGCCTGAAGCCTCTTTAGACCAATGGATGATGCAGCCACGGTCATTAAACTTCTTCAACCACCATGAGTACGGGCGAACCGTCAGATGCAGCTTATGCCCTACCAGCTTACCCATTTTGTCATCTTCGGTGGCTATCTGGAAGAAAACGTGCTGACAGGCGGCAAGGCAGTTATCCAAGACCTGATCAACCAGATGCGGCCTGATGTGTTCCATAACATCGGTACAGAACCCGTATGCTGCTGTAACAGGCAGGGGGTCTTTCAGGTCAGCTTCTACGAAGCGTAGTGCGTGACGTTGTGTCTCCAGCATGGGACGGATATCTTCATCCAGACAGTTATCCGCAAAGTCCACCATCGTCACATCCATGTGACCAAAGAACGCCAGATTCAAGCCTCCACGCCCTGTGCCGCAACCTAGGTCAAGTACAGATGCACCTTTAGGCGGTTTAGCCTGACGCAGAAACTCGTGGGAGATATGCTCTCCGGGGGCTACCAGACGATACTCTGGCCTGTCCCACATCATCTTATAGAGGTCTTTTTCCAACGGGCGAACATTAGAGATGGTCACCTGCGGGGCTTCAGAAAAGACGGAAGAGACTGTGGTCATACAATCCTTATGATTGCTGTTGTAGAAGCCATTGTCGGGAACGTAACTACAAAATCTATTCCAGAAACTGTTTTATCGTTACCAAAGCTAAGTACCGCTACAGCCTTGTTTCCTTGGGTGCTATTGTAAATCAATGCCCCACCAGCGGTAAAAGTTGCAGTAGACCAAGTAGCGTCTGCAAAGCTACCCATAGCCGTTGAACCTGAAGTCGTAGGCGTAATCGAAGTCAACAAAACCCCACCAGCCGTGTAGCCTGTCCCGGTAATTTCCCCAGAAGTGGTGTAAACGGTGGTATCACTATTTAAAGTAGCTGACGAATCGTACAAAGCAATATAAAACGCATCGCCCGTAGTGGCAGTAAAGTTGTGCGTAGCAACAAGGATTTCTTGTTTGAAGGAGGTGACCAAACCTTGTGTGATCATGGAACAGCCACTCTAGCCTGACCAGACCTGTAAGCATCCCTACGGTCTTTGCCATCACCCAAGACTTTAAGGAGCATCATGGACTCTTGGTACTTGGCTTCGTAGTTTGCAATGATGTCGGCTTCGCCCTTCATGAAGACTTGGGCTTCCCGCAACGACCCATAGAGCAATACCGTCTCAAAGTTATTACCCACCCATGAAGTACCAGCGGTAACAATGCTCTCTGGATAGTAATAGTAATGAAGTTCCACCCCGTAGTTTGCATCAGGTGTTGGCCCGATAATCAAGGAAGTATCAGAGAACTGCGCGTAATGCGCGGGAGTCCCTGTAGAAGTAGGGGTGGGGTAAGCTTCGCGGATGTAGTTCACATCTTTATTCAAGAGGAAAGACTGCGCTGTGGTTGTTGGGTCTATGACTGACAAAGAGAACGTAGCCAACCAATCGGTAGGTAACGTCAGGTACTTATCCCCACTAGTCATCGCACCTGTTTGGTTTTTCCGTATAGCTGGAATCTGAACCGTGTTGTAGATACGCTCCTCTGCCAATTGAACAAACGTGGGAATGCTGGAGACAAACAACGACTCCGTGTTCTCACAGTAGTTCTCAATGGTAGAGACGAGCGTAGCGTAGTTCATGGTCAGCCCATTGGCCCACGAGCCATCTTGCCTTTGGTCTGCGCTTTACCACCACGCACCTGAATGCCAGAGGTCTTTACATCGGTCTGGGGATAACCACCGCCACCAGAACCCGCAGGAACCTTGACAGGGGTAGGTTGCTTGTACTGAGTAGTAGCCATTAGCGCCCCCGTTGGTTGTTAGCACGAGCCATGTTGCGCCCAACTTGCTTCATTGACATCGAGGTAGGACCACCCTTTTTCATGCCGTGCATCGACTTCTCATGCCCCTTTATGCCCTTCTTGACTTCCACATCGGCAATTCCCTTAACTTGTTTCTTGTCCATAGCCATCTCCTAATTAACAGACCAGTACGTTATGTCCGTAGGGACATGGTTAGTATTTGCTTTTTCTACCAAGTAGTACCCACCACTGTAAGACGCTGCATCACCAACAGAGTAAGACGTTGTTGCACTCCAAGCCGCTACGTTAATCATCACCGTACCAACCTCTCCAATTGCAATCAAGTAGTTGGGCGTTAGATCAGAATCGTACTGACTCGCCCCACCCACCGGATTCCAGCCCCATTGTATAACCCTACTGCCTCCAGCACCATCATTCCCTAGTTCATAATAACTTGTGTCTGGCCTAGGATTACGAACAGCCTGTGGGTCATTTACGGGGTACAGCCCTAGCGACAACTGCGGTTGATCCGGTTCCCAACAGGTCGGACACACCAGAATATTCACGTTTTTGGTCTTTATGACCAAGCCTTTTAGCTGCGTGAGTTTATATCTAAAGCCGCACCTATCACACTCTGCAATTGAAAACTTGCCAGATGAAAATTTACTAGCCACGCTACCCGCCTATGAACTGTTCGCGGGGGACAAACCTGTCTGAAGCCTTCTCCCTATCTTCTGTAGCTGCCAACTCAAACTGTCGCTCATACTCTGCCTGAAGGGTGGGAAGCCGTACTTCAGCCCCCGGAATCTTCATGGAAAGATAATACGCAAGACCCGCAACCATGCACGGAATAAATCTAAAAGGTACGTCCTGTCCATTGAGACCGTCACCTGCATCTTGCATTCTCCTCAAACGCCAGTAGACAAAGGTGTAAGTAGTACCCGCATCTGGGGTAGGCCAGACGTTGATAGCAGGGAGGTTTGGGACATAAATAGCCGTTCCAGTCGTATGCGCCGCTGCCGTAGTGTTAGCTTGCCCACGGACGCAGTTCTGGAGCGTTGTACTGGTCGTTCCGCTGTAGTAAATGATCTCAGAATCAACCTTGATGTACCCAGCACTAGCCAAAGTAGTGGCGTTGCTTACCGTAATAGTGGTGTCTGTACTGGTAATTCCACCAACCAAGGTAAGGGTTGTAGAGCCAATAGCCCCCGATTGGCGGTTAATCCAGACCTGAATAGGCCGACCATTGGCTAGTTTATTGGGTATGGCAGCGTAGGTAGACTCGCTAATCCGAGTGATATTGATGTCAGATTGGTTAGAGGATGTACCGGTACGAACCACATGGTCTAACAGGTCTACCGTATCTATAGGCAGGGCGTAGGTGCTTTGTCCCGTTGCCAAGACAATCTGACCCTGCTCCACCGTCCACATGTTCAAGCCACGGTTTGCCCATTCCATCGTAAGAAGGTTCAATGAGCGCCTAGCCGTCCGCATATCGTAGCCAGACCGCAATTCTGCACCGCAACGCTCAAACGCCTCTTCAACCAGATTGTTTAGGTCTAGGTTAAATGACGTTGTACCTGTGGTGTTGTAGGCCATTATCTATACCCTGCTGTTTTTCTAGCTATGCTTTTGGGTTGAGCCACAAACTGCTTACCTGCTGCCTTACCCTGCCTCTTGGCCTTAGTAGTGGCTGCATACTCTTGCGGACTAAGGGCTTTGATAGCGGCTTCGGGGAGATACCTTTCCCCTGTCTTAGACGAGGGCTTACCTGACTTAGTACGCCATTTCTGGTCACCCCAGTCTTTTAGCGATTGCTGTGGCGCTTTCAATCTGAGTACCCGCCGCCAGCAGCCTTGTAGCGTTTAGCCATTAGCTGTGCCTTCCTCGCGCTCCATTGCCCAGCACCTGTACCTTGAACCGCAGCCGCTTTAATGCTGTTGAAGATACGCTTACGCAGCCCCGGTTTGGTGTAGTTACCCGCTTCATTAACCTTACCGCCCTCCTTAAACACCTTGGTAGGCTCTTTCCCGTCACGTTTAATGACGTTCTTAGCCTTAGGCATTTTAGAAGGGGCGATAGCCCCCATTCCACGGGAGGGGCGCATCCTAGCAGCGGGTCTTGCCGCGTTGAGCAATGCCGTCTGCACGGGCAGATACCGAACCGCCAGCAGCCATACGAATTATGGTTCCTTTGGTCTTGCCACGGGATTCAATACCACCACCCTTGGCAAACTTCTTCATAAATGCAGGTTTTCCGTCTTTCATTGGCATTCCGCCGCCTTTCATACCAGCTTCGGCTTTCTCATGTTTCATCATAGAAGCAGGAGCGCCCTTCTTCTTCATGAACATCATCTCTTTACCTACCATCACTTTAGATTCTTTCATGAAACCTCCTTTTTTGTATCCAGCGTTATCGTAATCTTTTTTCTCTTGCAGAGCTTCCAATCTCTTTGATGGGATTGGGCTAAATTTATAACTGCCAGCACCTTCTTTGGGGATATTAAGCCTTGCACGTTCCACATCCCTATCTGATGGCTCCATTCCCACCATTTGTTTTAATCTTTTAGGGGAAAAGGTATCTTTAACTTCGGCAGCAACATCCGCAAGATTAACGCCACCTTCTTTAAACTTTTTCACGGAACCACCACCTTTCATGCCAGCCATACGGTTGAGATTGGCAACGGGTAGATCAAGTTTCCCGTGCTTGGTATCCTGCTTGTTGATGCGTTGCTGTGTAGTGCCACCTTTGCCAAACTTCCTGCCTTTATCCGCTTCGTCAAAGTCCTTACCCACAGACTGGGGTATCCCAACCTTCTTAGCAAAAGCAGGGTTATGGGCTAGTGCCGCCATGAAGTTATGCTGCTTCTTGGAGGTGGAGGGCATTAGATGAACCGTCCTTTGGTCTTGCCTTTAGTTTCGCAACCACCGCCACGGATAGCGCCACCAGAGGCGTACTTTTTGATGGAGCCGCCTTTTTTCTTGCCTTCTTCTTTATCGCCAGAAAGTTTTTTGCCCAGATACCTAATCCCTTTTTCTGCCTGTATAGCGGCAGCAGCAGGGACAAGAACAGCCGCACCCTTCGCTCTTTCAGTGAATGGAATATCTTTACCAAAAAGCCGGTCTGTTGCATATCTTCCAATTGGGCCGGTAGTGGGGGCTTCTTTGGTAACAACATCTTCTGTTTCAGGATAAACGATTGCGTCTCTGTAAGCCTTGTCGGATGCTTTTTGCGTTTTTTCATCCGCTATGCGTTGGCGCATTTCCTTTGTTTCTTTGTTATCAGCCATATCAATCTCCTTAACATTTCCAAGCCCGAAGGCTTTTGTTTATACGGCTATTGGGATCATTAGCGGTCTTGGCTGAAGTCAGCTTCTTCTTCATGCCGGTCATTCTGGCGCAAAATGAAGTCTTGCGGCTACCGCCTTCTGGCTGGGGTGCTTTGAGTCCGGGTTTGCCGGGGTTAGCGGCGTTGTAGGAAGCCCTGCCCTTGGCGTTGAGGCCACCTTTGGGGTTCTTGCCTTCCTTGCGCGTCCAAGCCGCGCTCATGCTGCGGTACTCAGAGTCTGTGCTGCCATCATGGACGGGTACAGCACATCTTTGCCAAAGTCGCTCTTGAACTCATGGATACCCATGTGACCTAGCTTGATCGTAGGGTCGAGCCAGATGTCCAAGCCCTGCTCCCGCGCACGATCACAGAAGAGGAAGTCCTCACCAATGTAACCTTCAGGGGTGCATTTAAAGTCAAAGTAAGCGTACATCCGCTCTTCGGTATTCGTGTCTTTATGCTCCCACTCAGGGTGGGCTGCTTTCAATACTTCAAACACGCGCCGCTGGATCATCATGAAGCCAGTTGCTACACGGTACGCCCTGACCAAACCAGCCTCATCCATCGTCACTTTGCCCTGCGGCCCGTTTACACCATGCCCACCATCCAAGGACACGATGTAGACCTTGCCCTCTTTACGGGCTTCATACGCGCCAGCAACGATAGCTTTGTCCTGATTCCAGCACATCAACCGGATGATGTCATCCGCCGCAAAGGTCATGTCAGCATCAATGAACATCAGATGATCGCAGTCGGACTTCAGGAACTGATGGGCGATAATGTTTCGGGCGCGGGAGACAACAGAACATCCGCACAGGCTATTAACCTGTACGTCTATCCCATGCTCCATTAGCTTTTGACCAAGTTGCATCAACGATATCGCCATCTTCACACCCACTTTATGATCGTAGGCGGGAAGACCAATCATTAACTTCTTGCCAGCTAGGTCAAAACCTTTTTTGAGCATAAATCACCCACAGATAATGGTTGCGAAAGTGACGTTGGTCAGCGTGATAAGACCAATGTCCATCGTTAGTGGGCCTAGAGCGTTGCTGCCACCCATCAGAATACCGCTGGGCATAAGAACATATTGGTTAGCCGTTGCCGAAGCAGGGGTATCAATTTGCAGCAGCAAAGTACCCGTAGATGAGTTCAGGTTAGCTTTGATAGAACCTGCTGTACCTGTACCAACGTAGTACACGCCTTTTATGCGAGTACGCGGAAGGGCTACGCTAGTGCCAAGAACACCAACACCAATGTTACCCGTCATAGTTGCGCTAGGCGTTATGCTGGTAACAATGTCGTAATAACCAGATGAATAGACGGTGTTTGCGTTCGGGCCGGTAACCACTTCTGTCGTAACTACACCCGGAGCCGTTCCCATTTTGTGACCAACAATGGTAAGGGTTTTACCGCTATCGTTGGAGCCTGAGACAAAAGATATCTTATATCCAATACCGTTTGGCCCAGCAGTAGTTTGCAGCAATGTGTAAGCCGCTGTTCCAACACTCCCCGCAGCTACGCGGTAATACGCTGCATCAGTGGTGGGTGATACTGCAAAATTGTCGCCGTTCATAGTTGCAATCTCCTATTATGTGAACAGGGGGCCGAAGCCCCCAGAAGATTAGCTGAACGGAGTCGCAGCAGTACCAGAACCAACCAGAACACCATTTACAGACCAGAGGTTAGCAGCCAAAGGAACTAGGGTAATGAAGCTACCCCGTGCTGCGCCGCCCGTGGTCGTGGCATTAAGCGTGATGATCGTCCCAGTAACTGAAGCAAAGGAGTTAGAGACGGTAGACACAACACCCAAACTACCAACGTATTTGTCTGAACCACCGCAGGTTACGGTCTGAGCCGAAGCACCAGCCGAAATTACATTGAAGAACAACCTAAATTCAACGCCAAGGTTGTTAAGGGTGTTGGGGTCATTACCGGGGCCAGTACCAACCGCATTTGCCGTAGAAACAATGGTCGGCAGCGTGATAGCGCAGGTTGCGGGAACCAACAGGGTGAGACCACCGTGCGTTGCAACAGAAAGCGTTACAGTAGCGCCAAGAGTAACTACGTTACTCGGGCCTTGGTTGTACATACCACCAAGCGAACGGACGGGGCCGTCGAAAGTCGAAATAGCCATGATGAATCCTTTGTGTTGTAGCACATTCCCGTACCGTCTCTACAAAGTCTGCTGGGGCAGTCTGTACGGGTGAAAATTCCCAGATAACAGGAGGGGTTTTTACGCCCCTCCTTTACATCATACTACTATTAGCTAGAACCAGATGCTCCGAAGATGCCAAGCGGGTCAGAAGCGCCAAAGCTGTAACGCTCACGGCTCTTATAACGCACGTTGCCAGTATCAAAGTCACCATCCATGCTGTTTGCCAGCGGGGTACGAACAAAATGCTTCAAACCGTTCGGTACGTCCGTGCAAAGGAACCAAGCGTTCGTGTCCGTCAGGAAGTGGTTAACGCGATAACCTTCGGGAATTGAACCATTGTTCTTCAGCGCGTTGATGTCGTTGTTGTTGGTGCTAGTACGCAGTTCCGTTTCCAGAAGACGCGTAGCAACGAACATCAGGCTCGGGGGAACAATCAGCTTGCGGGGTTTTGCAGCAATGAGCAGACCGCGCTCATCCGTCCAGCCAGCGATCTGAATAACAGCGGCCTCAAGCGAGGTCTCATTCAGGTCAGCAGCACCACCCGTGTTGCTGTTCGTACCGCCAGAAACGAGCGGATGCGAAGCCGAACACAGAACAACACCGTCACCGTAGGTCGGGCCACCAGCAAAAGCGCCGTTAAGGATTGCAGCAGCCTTAACTTGTTTGGTGTACGACATAGCACGGGCCAGAGCCTTGGTGTAACGCGAAGACAGGGAGTCATACAGGTTGTCTTCGACAGCCTCTTCCGTAATCGAGAAACCAAGAGCAATCGTTTCGTGTTGGTAACGAGCCGTCCAAGCTTCTTGGGCGTTGTCGTAGGAAATTGCACTTCCTTCGTTTTTCACCGGAGCAGCCGAAAAGCCCGACAGTTTCGTTTCTTCTTCAAAAGAACGCTCAGAGGTTTCAGTCTCGAAAATCTCTTTATGTTCTTCGCCGTATTTCGCATACTCCAAACCAAACAGAGCATTCAAACCGGGGAGAAGTTCTTTAAGTAGTTGTGCGCGTGAAATAGCCATTATTTATCTCCTTACGCCAACGCCGTTGTGTTGCGATACAAGTGGGCGAATTGGTTCCAAGAAACCAAAACTTCCACGAACGAACCAGTAGCTGGCGCGGTATCGGGAACAACGTCGATGATTTTTACAGGAAGCGTAGCGGAGGCCACACCAGCATTTTTAACGCCTTGCGTACCATCACCAGTAGTCGTGCTGCCCGTTGACGTTTGGTAGATGATATCGACGTTCCCACCCACCAGAGCGGCACGGTTCGCCTGACTAGCAGACGGAGCGGCATCAGCGGCAGATTGAATGGCAACTTTCATCACCAGATCAGGATCGTCAGCGACAAAGGCAACGGTAGCATTCGCACCATCAACCGCGTTGGAGATCGTGGCGGGGTAGTATTGCCCGTACACGCGCTGACCAGACGAATTGATGTAGCTGCAACCCATGAAAATACCAACAATTGCCGTACCAGTATTGGTAACAGTGTTGTTGTTGATGCAACCATTGGCGGACATGATCACGCAATCACCAAAGAAGATATTGGTAGCATGACCCGACGCAATAGCCATCTGCCGAGTGGAGCCAGCGAAAACTTGCCCCCCTAGCAGATTTACGGGACGAAACCCGTAAGCGGCTGAAACAGTAGGATAAGCCATTTAAAACTCCTAAAAAGTTAAGTTATTTAGTCCCACGCCCGAAGGAAGTCGTAGTTTTACGCTCTGCAAACAGAGGCATCCTAGGGTCGTTGGTCTTCATGAAATTGTTATCGACGGCCTCAACTTGAGTGTCGTTTGCCTTCCTGAAATGTTCTGCGCGTTGATCCATGAACTCCTGTGGAATCTTGCACAGCAGCAAACCGCCCATCTCAATGTTGCCTTTAAATTTAGTATTCTGGTCTGGTTGAGTCAGTATTTCTGGATGATCTTCAGCTTTACATGGAACCCAACCTTCACGGAACTTCGCAGACGTATTCATAGGGTCAAAGACTCCCATGATTGCCGTCCGTACCCACCTGAACGCCCATCCCGGTTGAGGAGTGGGAGTAGGTAGCAATTGGGCTGGTGCCCAATTTTGTTTGCGCTGCGTAGTTTCTCTACTTTCCTGATCACGAGCGAGATGATTAGCCATTATGCGGACTCCTGTGCAACAAGTTGTTTAGCGTAAAGTTCTAGCGGAACACCAAGTTTTTTAGCTATTGCCACTTGTGTTTTACTCAAAATAACTTTCCTAGTGCCGTTAGAACGACTTGCCGGGGCTACAACGGTAGCCGACTTTTTTGTTTCCGCACCTCTATCATCATCTTCACTGCGCGGCTCTCCAAAGAATTCAGGAAAGCGAGACTTCATGCGAGTATCAATCTGCTTGAAATACTCGTCACTACGCGGGTCGGTACCCGATTGGACTAACTTCTTATGCAGTACAAGCGCGACGGCAGTCATCTCGTCATCCTCACCAAACCATTGATTCCTTGCTTGCCAGCGAAGGGTTTTATCATCGGGTCGTGAAGGAGCTTGCTCTGTTACTTGTGGTTGTACTACAGTATTTTCTTCTTGTAAAGGGGTAGGTTTAAAATTATTTGCACGCTCTATCTTAAGTTGAGCCGTAGTAAGCGCTGACTGAGCTTCGATCATGGCATCAGAATCAAAAGCCTCGTGCGCCTCTTTAAACTGCCTTTTAGCCATTTCGTACTCGGCTTCGGCAGCAGATTTCATGCTCCCAGCGTAGGCTTGCTCACCAGTATTGACATACTGTTTCAGCTTAGTGTTCTCTTCTACAAGACGATGCGCCACGCGCTCAAGCTCTTCCCGTTCCCGCAGGACAGCCTCTTTAGCCCTACGTTCATCGTGTCTAGCGTGACTTAACTCTTTGATTCTATTCTGAACTTTGGTACTGTACTGGGAAAGCTCCTCGTCATTTGCGTCTTCCGGGTCTTGTGCAAGGGCTTTACGACCACGGTCTTTTTCAGGGGTGTCATCTACAACTTCAAGGTCAACATCTCCTTCTACGGATATCTCAAGTTCAGGCTCGGCCTTATTGTTCTCTGCTTCATCGGGAAACGTGTACTCATCATGTGCTACAGCCATATAACCTCCTATGCGTGGGAAAACCCACGTGGGTCAGAAACAACACCTTCAACGGTATCGTCGTTAATCAAGCGGAACTCCCTGTCGTGTATGCGAACACGCGTACCAGCGTAAGGACGGGTAAGAACAAAATCGCCCTCTTTACACCAAGGCCCCGTTGGAAACTTCTCCTTATCTGCGTAAGCCAAATCACCCAGCTTCACGACAAACAGAACATGAGTAGTCAACTCCTCCCGCGCCGCAGTTGCCTCCGCTTTGAGAATACCGCCGTCATACTTAGCTTCAATGTGCGGCACCATGCAAAGGATGCGATACCCTGTAGGCTCCGGTAATTGCTTGGCTTTCTGTGCTGCATCTAGCTGCGTCTCTTCGACGTTTACGTCACTCATCGTCATCACTCTCCGCTAACTTTTGAAGGTCATTTAAATGGCGCTCTGCAAAGGTTAGACCTTGAATAACCCCGCAGAGATACTGGTATTCATCGAACGTACGGCAAGAACGGTTAGCGATATCGTTCTTGTAGTTAGTCATATCTTCGCGCAGCTTTTTACGTAGGGCATCTGCGAATACGTTGATCACTGGTTAGGGCCTTTTGGTTGTGCTTTCTGTGCCAACTCCATCTGGGCTGCATGTTTCTCGCGGTTCATGCGTATCTGTTCTGCATGACTTTGCTGCGCCTTGAACTGATCAAGCCCATGGCGTTCCTGTTGCCTGCGTTGCTCAGCTTCATGTTGCTGCTGTTCGCGCCCCATACGCAGGGTTTCCGTTTGATGCTGCATCTGTGGCGTTAAACGATCTTTGGCTATCTGCGTACCAAGTTTGACTCCAGCCTCTTCCTGCTTAGCTTGAAGCGCAGCCTCTTTAAGTTTAAGTTCATCAGCCTTCGCAGCGGCATCCATAATGTCTTTCTTGGATTTACGCTGTACTTCCTGCATCTTGATCTGCAACTCTTGCTGCTGCATCTGGATGAGTGGGTCTTGCTGGTTCTGTTGGGCTTGTTTCTGGGCAACCAACGCCTGACTTTGAGCAAGCACCTGCGGAGCCGCCTGTGCCAGAAGCTGGGAAAGCTGGTACTCCATCTCCGGGGGAAGCCCATCTTTAGAGTCTGGCAACGGCGCACCAAGAGCCATAGAAATCTTGTTCCTGTACGCGAAGCCAACGTGTTCCGAGATGTGCGCCATCATTGCCGCCGCTATTACTTGTGCCTGCGGATTCTGCCCGATGATCTGCTGCATCTGGGGGTCTTGCATAGCAGCCATGTGAACCTGTATGTGGGCTTCCTGATCCTGATACGCAAACGCCTTGACCGGCTTGCCGATGAGCATATTTTGGTTTTCCTGCACAGGGTCTGTGGGTTTATGATCATCGGATGCAGGTATCAGTTTCTCTACGTTCTTTATGCCCAGTACCTGAAGCATCTGTTTGTGAAGCTCAGGCATGTCATAAATCTGCGGAGCGTTCTGAGCCAACTGAATAACCGCTTGGTACTGGACAACGCGCTGGCTCATAGTCGCAGCGTTGGGATCGGACACGGGAATAATCTCCACATGCCGGTAGTCCTCGTACTTGGCTTTGCGTCCGTTGGGGGCATCTACTTCGTACGGATACTCCTTACCATTGGGGCAGTCCTCGCGCACTAACTCTGCAATTAACTTGAGTTCCTGCTTGAACGCAAAGTGAACCCGCGCCTGAACCGCACTCATAACCTTCAAAGTACGCTCAAGGATAGCCAATGTGGTTCCCACGGGCGCTTGGTTGGACATATCCGCCACTTTCATGTCCGAAGTAGCGGCAAATCTACGCCCTTCATCCACGATTTTATCCAGCAGTCCAGCCAGAACTTGCGAAGGTTCCTTGTATGGGAGGGGCAGTATGTTGTCCCGAATAGCCCCAGAGCCAATATCAACGTCCCTGAACTCACCCGGAGCGATAGGCGTATCGTCCCCTTTGATGCGCAAACCCCTAGATTTCAGGCCACCGGGCAGGTTTGACAGGGTTCCAGCGTCCACGAGTTGCCTAATAATGCTTGTAGCGCTCTTGGCAAAGCCCCCAATCAGGTGGAAAAGCCCAAATCCATAGGCTCCAAAGCCCGGAATGTACTGGTAATGCACATAATGGATACGTTTCTGCTTGGTTTTGTCGTCTTCCTTCCAGTTACGGCGAATAGACAAGACTTCGTTCGTGCCTTCTACGTAGGTAACTATGTACGGTAGGGCAATGCCTGTTGGTTCCCCATCCTTATCCTCATCCTCAAAGCCGGGCAGGTCTAGGTCAACAGAGGATTCATAAATGACGAACCTGTCATCGTTAATGGCAGAAACACCAAGCTCCAAGTCCTTGCGCTTCTGAATATCCGTAGGAGTTCTGGGCGGATCACCCATTTCAACGTCCCGCCAGAAGCCGTTGTACTGCAAACGGGTAACTTCGTTCTTATTCTTGCGCATCCGGTGCGTTATGCGGTGGCAAGTGAGCAGTTCTGAGGCTCCGTAGGGCAAAATCATGTCCTCTGCCGGTACAAACACCGAAGTCTGCCGTGCCAATGCCTGATCTTTGTACACTTTCTTGAAAGCAGACCCTGCTCCGGGCAAACTCCACAGCATCCGCTCATGTTCAGGACGGAACTCGGACATATTCTCGGTCAACTGCCAGTTCAAATCCTCTGCAACGCGCTCAGCAGCGGCATCTTTCTCCAAAGTCTGCTTACCAACGATCTTAGTCTTGGCTGGCCCCATTGCAGGAAAGGTTTCCATGATCGTATCGGACTGAAAGCGCACTACAGCCTCAGTAATCATGGGGTGAAACACGCCGCAAGCACCAGCCCAAGGCTCCGTACGGGGTTCGTACTTCAAACCCATCAGCTTGATGCCCTCTTTCATCATATCTTCCCAGTCTTTGCGGGAATTTATGTCGTTCTTGATATCATCGGCAAGTTCAGAGGCCAGCGTAAGCAGGTCGCGCTCATCCATCTCCTCGGCAAGGTTGGCCCCAAAGTCCTCAGAGGCGTCTTTACCCGGCTCAAGGATGATCTCAACGCCGCCAATCCCAATCTTTACAGCCTCCGGGTCTTCAATTTCAATCTCAATATCCGGTTCTTGAGAATCTTGGGAAGCTTCCATGCCCTGCGGAGCCTGATACACGCTCTTGTCGATAGCCATCGTTACTTCCTTTTTGCTAAATTTGTTCTGGGGTTATATGTAAAAGACGATGCAGACGCACCCGCTTTGGTAGCAGCCCTGTCCTTGGCGCGTTCTTCAGCAGTCATGGCGTTGCGTACCGCACCGCCTTTAGTAAATGTCACCCCATCAGCTTCCATGTGCCCGCGCTTCTGGAGTACCTCTATAGCCGCAGCCCGTGGGTCTTTAGGGGGATTAGACTGGGTGCGCATCTGTTCTGTCAGGCGCTCTATAAGCTGCCCCGCTCCCATAAATTTCTGTGTGGTCATCAGTAGTACGCCGAGTCACGGCGGCTCCTAAACAGTTTTGGCTCGTCTTTAAGGTCAGAGTCAAGTTGGATAAAGTTGCCCTGCCTGAAGCGAAGCAGTGCTTGTGTGGTGGTGTCTACAAAGTCATCATGCTCACCCACGGGGAACGAAGCTATCTCCTCAATAACCTCCCGCGCCCACCGTGTATCTGGTGCCCATACCTTGCCACTTGCAAACAAGTCCGATACCGCGTTGACACGAACGGTCTTGTCATTCCCACGGCTGGGGCTGAACTCCTGTACCGGGATGCCCATAGCCCTTAGCTCCTGTATCAGCGGTGCGCCAGCGGATTTCTTCTCCACAATGAACGCATCGGGTTCCCACTCCTTATAGTGTACAAGTGCGGATGCCTTCAATTCAGGGAACTCCATCCTATCCTTGAAGGCATCTAACAGGATCAACTGGGCGCTATTATGCTCCTCCTCGTTGTACCAGATACCCCATGTGGTGCAAGCACTATAGTCCGATGTGGTCTTGGTGTCGTGCGCCGTGTCCCAAGACTGAATGATGAACTGGCACTGCGGGGGGTCATCAGGTTCCCAAACCCGCCACATCTCCCGCTTGATTATGGCTACGGAGTCTGACGTAGGCTGCTGCTGGTACTGGGCGTTCCAGAACCGTGGGACTAGAGTTGCCTTGGTTTTGAGTAGTTCCTCAACGGGCCACTTCTCAGGCCATAGGGCTTTGCCAGAGGGCAGTATCGCCGGGAACTCAACCACCTCCCACTGATCCGCGTCGGGGTTTTTGGTCTGGTAGTCGATAAGCTTAGCCGTCAAGTCCAGAGGCCCCCAGCGGGTCATAACAACTATGATCGCCCCTCCCCACATAAGCCGTTGCCGTGGGCCTGTCTGGTACCAGTTCCAAGCCTGTTCAAACACCGTCTTAGTCCCGCTCTTCAAGTCCTGCTCAGAGTGCGGGTCGTCAATCACCAGCAAGTCCGCGCCCCGTCCTGCAAGAGCGCCGCCAACGCCAACTGCGTAGTATTTACCGCCCTTGGTAGTATTCCAGCTACCCGCGCTCTTACTATCGTCGGACAGTACCGTTTCTGGGAATATCTCAGCGTACTCGGGAGAGGACACCAAGTTCCGTACCCTACGCCCAAAGTCCTCACTTAGTGACGCCGTGTGGGTTGCCATAATGACTTGGGCACTGGGGTTCTGCCCTAGAAACCATGCCGGGAACAGATACGAAGTAAGCTCACTCTTGCCGTGGCGTGGGGCTATATTGATGATGACCCGCTTCTTCTTGCCCTCGGCTATCTCCTTAAAGAGCTTACCCATTATCTTATGGTGGCCCCCAACGGAGTAGTTAGGGTAGACGTTCTTGGCAAACTGAATCAGGTCGCCTTGGGATGCGGCTAAGCCTAGGCGCTTGATCTTCTCATCAAGTAGCTTCAGTAGCGCTTCCTTCTGCTCACGCGTTTGTGGCATCAGCTTCTTCGATGGGGGTTACATCCTCAACCACTTGGATCAGGTTCATGTACTTGTCCATACGCGCCTTGATCTGGGCCTCAAGCTCATCGTCTGACAGTTCGGCCTTCTTGACTTCAATGCGTTCAGTGAACAGCGCCACCTCGGTTACCTTGCCCAGAAGCTCAATAGCCTTCAACCTGTACTTGGCATCGGGGTGCTTGGACTCCTCCAGCAGTTGTGCGATGCAGTAGCCGCGCAGTTCCTTGGCTTGGTCTACGAAGGCCCAATCGTACGCGGTAAGCATTCCAACCAAATGCTGGACGGCTTGGGGTACGGCTATAGTAGATAGTGCAGTCTTCTGGGATGCGGAGTCTAGGGGCACGGTTAGCGCAGCAAAGGCATCTTGTGCTGTGCGGCGTTGCGCGTCTGTTATGGTCTCGTCATCATCAAGCCCCAGTTCCTCCAGCCACTTGCTGGTAGCAACCATACCGTCCACTATTGCGGAGGGCGCAGCTTTCTCATCGGGTGTAAACCCCGAGTCTGGTGGTAGTACTGAAGGGATATAATCCGCTTCATTGAGAGAAATCAAATTCTCAAACATTTTACCTCGCGCTAATTAAAGCGTTGTTTACAGCCTGTAACTATAAGCGTACACTTACTTTGCTTCTTTGTGAAGCGTTTCATGTTTTCTCCTATGTGCCTTCCCCGGCACTTTTGCCCCGCACTTCGGTGTCGGGGTTTTTTTTATGCTAGTAAGTCTAAGGTTTGACAACTAGAATCCACACGGTCTTTTTTAGCGCGGCTTATATCCACACGGTCTTTTTATCGCACGGTGTTTTCTCAAAAGCCGGCTAACGCGATTCTGGTACTTGTATAGGGTTTGACAAGTAGCTCTGGATTTTTGTGGATTTTTGTGGATTTTTGTGCAGAGTTAGCTTTGCGGGCACGTGTACAAGATTTGACAAGTAAAAAGCAGGATTTAAATACGGCATTTAAATACGGCATTTAAATACGGCATTTAAATACGGCATTAGTGTACAAGGTTTGACAAAAGTACCGTCAAAAATGTACAGGGTTTGACAAAAGTACCGTCAAAAGTGTATAAAAATAGACAGAGGACTTTGAAACGTGGTAACGCGGTTAACGAATAGTGTTCTCAGCCAAGTCACCAAGTCGCCCCGTCAAAAGGGTTGGTACGGGTACGGTGGGGTCGCCGCTGCCACGCTACAGGGTGCTAGATTGTCTAGCCTTAGACACCGTGTGGTATAATAGAGGGGTCGATAAGGTGATGGATTAGCCAGCACCCGAGGCGACTGCACTACTCGGGGGAATGATTCCCCTGAGTCACTAGAAGGATTTAAACGATGAACGCAATGAACGCAATCAACACCGTGGCAGTCTATGCCATCTTCAACAACGCCTACAGCAAGCCTGTGGAACTGCACGAAGCCATGCAGGAGCAGGGGCTTGGGTGCCGAAAGGACGCTCGCCCGTTTGCGATTGAGTGGGCGGCGAAGAAGTTTGGTGAAACCCCGTACAAGGGGCAACGCGGCATCACACTTGTAAATGGCAGCACAGGGTATGAAGCTGCTGAGTATGTCCTTTCGGTGTGCTTCCCTAACCCCGGCGTGGCAGGTAAGAAGAAGTCACGCAACGATGCACCCAATACGCCAGCGATGAAGTTTGCAGCGCAAGCCAAGACTGCAAGGAAGTCTGGTGTCACCTATCGCAGCGCGTTGGCTGCACTCAATAAGGCATGGGAAATGTAATTGACAGAATCCATAAGCCAAACTTATGGGAGGGCGAGGGTGCTGTCGCTGTTAGCACCCGAGTCTGCTGTCTGCAAGCCCCAAGTCACCGGGGTTTGTGGAGTGCGGATTCGCACTAACTCGGGGGAATCGTTCCCCTGAGTTTCATCACTACAAAGGAATCAAAATGAACAGATTGTTGATAGCCATGCTGCACCGTGCCAGCGTTCCAGTTGGCAAAATCCCCCTCGCGGGGGAGATCGAGTACCGAAGCTGGAGCAGCAGTAGGTTTGAAGAAACCAGCATCGACCTCTTTGAGAGGTCGATGAAGGAAGAGGTAGCCCGCAAGGGCTACAAAGTTGGGGAGGTGCTGGGCTACAGCACCTATGACGATGGACGCGTAGCGTCCACGTGGGAAGCCAAAGGCAACACGTGGGAGGACACCTTCAGGGTGTCCTAAAAAGAAGCAGTAAAACTCGGGGGAATAATTCCCCTGAGTTAACCAAAAGGAGATACACCATGAGAGCAAGACAACTGTTTAGAGCGGTTAGGGCAATGGGTGGGCGGGGCGACGGAAACGCCCACCCCTTCAAGTCAAGCGCTGGGAAATCCATGCGCCGAGAGGCGAAGAAGCTCCGTCGAGAGGCAGAGATGTTCTGCGGTAGCTGGAATAAGAAAGGAGAATGACCATGAACGCAAAGAACGTAATCCTCGAGTATTACGCCATGAAACATTGGCTAATGTGTAACAACGAAGCATGGGATAAGGGCGATCATGCCCTCGCTGTTTCATGCGCCAAGGCGTGGGAAAGCCTTAACTTACCAGTAGAAACTATCGACGCGCTCGACTGCATGTGGGACGAAGGGCTCTATCTTTTGTTTGAAACCAGCGCCGCGATTTTCGCCCTCGTTTATCACCGCTACGGGCAGTAAAACTCGGGGGAATAATTCCCCCGAGTTAGAAAGTCCTTTATAATCAAGGACTTAGAAGAGGTTTTTAGGTGTGTCCAGCAAAAGTCCACGTAGTCCACCGACTTAGCGTTTATCTGGACAAACTAATCTCAATCAAATCAATAGCCCAGCGTCCACTAACACTACTGTCCACATATATATACATCTCTCTCTCCTGAATATATATAGGTAAGTGGACTACGTGGACAGTTTGGGTTTGGACTTTGAAGTCTAAGTTTGAGGAGTCCAAAAGTACGTGGACAGTAGTGTCAGTTCACGCTAAGCTGTTGATGGATTAGGTACAATTCGTGTCCATTTTTTAAAAATGAGGTGGACATTGCGTGGACATCTAGTCCAATACAACTTAAACCCTTGATACCATGGGAGAATCAGCTATGCAACCACACAAAACATGCACCAAATGCGGTAAAAAGAAGCACGTTAGGCGCTTTTGCAGGGGAAAACCCATCGTTCGGGCGCAATGTAACGTGTGCTTCATGCACTCGCTACGCTCAGATTTGGCAGGGCGCAAGATAGCGAGTGCGCTGGCACGTAAGGAAATCACCCCCGTCACAGCTTGGGGGCTACGGAAACGGGTAGTTGAAAACAAGGCACGCGCCAAACTCCGCAAGAGCAAGGCAGCTACCGCGCAACACGCCCGCGCACGGGCGGCTAAGAAAGCAGGAGAAGGAACGGTCACCCATGCGCTGGGACGACTCATGGCATGGAACACTAAGAAGAAGCAGTAAAACTCAGGGGAATCTTTCCCCTGAGTTAATCGTAGTACCAATACCAATAGGAGAAACACAATGAAAACCAAACGCAACGGGCTTATAGCAATAGCGCCACTCATGCAGCACAACAAGCCCACGCCCAACCACGTTGCCTTCATTACTGGCAACAACCCCAACGAGCAGCACTTCATCCCCCGAAACGCAGGGGTGCTGGTGTCCTACAAAGCAGTCCCGTCCTTCAAACGCTCAACCCTCAACTAGGAGAAACCCGATGAAAGCTAAACAAGTCAGCACCAACGCGCCCACGTTCGCGGCACTACTTCGCGCAACGCCCAGCGCTAACAACCCCACTATGAAAGTGGTCATGCCCCTCAACCAGAACGCGCTCCGAGCGTGGCTGCTGTCCAAGAAACAGGAGAAACAGTAATGGAAGCGGTGAGAGAAGTGCAGTTGTGGTGCGTGATGGGAGTCCCTCAGACGCTGTATGGCAACAAACTGAGGGCAGAAAGGGCGGCGCGTCTGGCGTTCCCAGACGAGGACGCCGACAAGCGTTACTCAAGGGTGTCCTTTAAAACGTTCTACGAGGAGGTGTGAGATGGAGATGGAGATGCTATTTGTTTGGGCGATAGGCGTTGCCACAGGCGTGGAGTTAATGTGGTTCTTTATGTGGAGGGCAGAATGAAAAAGAAAGCCAACGCGCTTATGCTTGATGAACTACTACGCGCACACTACAAACCCCTTAATGCATTTACTCACAAAAAGTTTGATACAACCGATATTAGAGGCTTGCCTTTCAGTGACAAAAAAGGAAAAGTAATTTGGCGAAGGGATGCCATTAAGAAAGTGAAGAACGAAAATAGGGTAACCAAATCTTTTACAAAGGAATGGTCTGTAGTTTCAACGGCTGACCGCATGGGGGTTGCTATAAAGCCTAAGGGTCGTATCGCTAGCAGGTATGAGGTGTGCGTTGCGCTGCGAGATGGCGCACTGAATATCAGCCTTCATGAAGATGGGGTTGATGAACCTCTCTTTGAGATAACTAAACGCGTGGAGGTGTGAAATGACAAACAGAATGAATATGACAAGCAAAACAGACCTTGACAAGCTTGTGGTGCAGTTAAAGCACTACCTTAAGGATATGCCTGAAGCTGGCGACGAGGACAGATTTTACAGTGACCGCGAAATAAAACGGTTAGAACTCGACAAAGCAATGATAGCGCAAACCATATCGGTACTTGAGCACTTCAACTAGGAGAATGAAGATGACAAACAAGGTGCAAGAAGCGATGACGGACTACTGGGGGGAGCGCTGCTCTGACCACGAAGCCGAGTGCCCAACGTGCCAAGCGTGGGGTGAGTACTCCACTATGAAGCTGATGGTTCTATTAGTGGGGCTTGATGGAGAAAACGCTTTGTGGGAAGTGCAATTGGAGGAGTTTCCCGATTCTATCCGGTGTTCGCGCCAAGAAGTCATGAACACTTGGATACTACAGGGCACTACGCAATTCAAAGCTGACCCCAGACTACAGCACGGGATTCTGAATGCTTTGCTGAATGATCCAACTGGCATTTTCTACACCTGCCATGACGGGCAGGACTATGGTTATCGCTACGGTTCTGGTGGCAGCGACTACTATTCTTTTTATGTGGAGGTGTGAGATGAAAACGAAAAACTACAGCAAGCAGTTTGCATACTTAGTGCAGCTTAGGGACTCAGGGGAGACCAACATGTGGGGCGCTGCCACATACCTGCGACGGGAGTTTGGTTATACACAAGACGAGGCGAATAAAGTATTTCTTGCGTGGATAGCGTCTTTTAAGGAGGCGAAATGAATACGATTCGTAACTGGGTACTGGTGCAGGTCTACCTGCTTTTTAATACGGCGTTCCTGTGCAACCACGCAGGGAAACGAGCGCAGGATGTACGGGTGTGGTGCATCGACAACATGGCAAGGAGAACCAAATGAAGGTATGGTTCCTAGTCACCATCAGGGGTACTGAGTTCAAGGGCATAGCGCCCAAACAACACACCTTCGCCACGCGCATCCTAGCCGAGTCAAGCGCAGAAGCTATAGACATGGCAATGGAGATAGTAGACAAAGCACCCGCGATGAAAGAGATGTACAACCTCTCGTACACAGCTAAGTGCTTAGACAACTAGCTCGGTTGAAAATACGGTTGGACAACTAAGTATTCGGAATAGCGGCAACAACAGACTCCACTACGGTTAGACAACTAGGGGCATACGATAGCGGCAACAATAACAAAACCTCCCGTCATTAGACAACTAAACCCCATACGCTCACCTTTAACCCCTGAACTTATGAAAGGATGTATAATGATAGACAACTAAATGCGTGGGAAATAACTAGTAATGATTCGGGGGAAATATTCCCCCGAGAACGGTCACACAACTAAAACCATAGGAGAAACACAATGAGTATGCAAGACAAAGCAATCGCCCAAGAGTCCGAGTTGGTGGAACTGTCGCCCAAGGAACTCCTCCCCCTGCTGATTGAACACGCGCTGGCTGGCGAATCGGTAGGCATCGAAGGTGCGCCGGGCGGGGGTAAGTCAGACTTGGTGTTACAGGCTAGCATTGCGGCAGGTAAGCCCATACTGGCTCCGTTCAACTTGGAACTGTCGGATACCACCGATGGCAAGGGCTTGCCGTTCCGTGATGTGGACAACCCCAACCAGTTCGTGTGGTTGAAGGACAAGCGCTGGCTGGTTGACTACGCGTTCACGAACTTCATGGATGAGTTGCCCCGAGGCACGGTACCCGTCCAAGGTACTGCCGCGATGATGCTGTTGGAGAATCGCGTGGATGATATCTATCTGCCCAAGGGTACGTGGCATGTCTGGGCTGGCAACCGTACCACGGACAAGGCTGGTGCCAACCGCGTCCCAAGCATCATCTACCAACGCTCCTATATGTACGGCACGTTGTACGACTCACAGTCACAGATTGAGTACATGTTGAAAGCTGGTGACATGGACTTGCTGACGATGCGGTTCATCCGTATGAAGGGCGACAACGCGTTCTTCTTTGATGCAGCTAAGAAGATCAACGCTACACCGCGTAGCTACTCCACGGTGGCAAGGAAGTTGTTTCATGCGCCCAACACGGCGTTTGCCACGATAGCAGGGAAGATTGGCAAGGGAATGGCGTCTGAGTTGATGGCGTTCCGTGACCTTGCGCCCGAGTTGCCCAGCGTGGAGGAGGTGTTGCTCAATCCTACCAAGGCGCGTGTACCTAGCAATGTGTCGGCGCAGTTCCTCATTACCGACATGATGGCAGACCAAGCATCGGTCAATACCTTTGATGCACTGGTGGAATACGCCAAGCGTCTTGCTCCCGAGATGCAAGCTAAGTTCGTCAAGGACAGTATGGTACGCGCACCCGAGGTGGCTAGCACCAAGGCGTTTGTAACGTGGGGCGCGAAGTTCGGTGCGGTACTGCGGTAAGCAGTAAGCAGTAAGCAGTAAGCAGTAAGCAGTAAGCAGCAAGCAGAAAGATTCGGGGGAATAATTCCCCCGAGTCCATAACCATAAAAGGAGAAACACAATGGCTACAGAACAGATGCAAGAAACCATGTCCATCGCTAACCGCGCAATGAAGTTCAAGCTGTCGCGTGGGGGTACGGCACGCCGAGTGCGGGACAAGGATGCCGAGGCGTTGGTCAAGCAGACGCTGGGTGATGAGGGGCAGATAGTGTCGCGGGAGTTGTTCAAAGATAAAGGCAACACCGTGGCTAAGTACCAGCAGTTGTCTAACGAGATGCACGCCTACCACATCAAGGCAACGCTTCCGTTCGGTGACGACTCATCAAGGGTGCTGCCCAACGCGGCGTACTTCACCTACACCAGCAAGATGGGCAACTTCATCAGTCAGTTGAGCGTGTTGCGTGCTGACATACTTACCTACTGGGACGGGTTGGTTAACGCTGACATAGCGGCGCGTAACTACTCGCTTGTGGCTAACGGCAAGGCACCTACTGCCAAGACCGATGACTACCCCACAGCTAAGCAGATGGAGAACAAGCTGTATGTGGTGTGGTATCCCGAGCCTGTATCTACCAGCGGTGACTTCAGGTTCACGCTGCCCCCCGAGATGCTCGCCGTTGTTGATAAGCAGTACACCGAGATGGTGGAGGCGGCTAGCCGCGAGCGCTTCACCCGTATGCTGACTCCGGTATCTGCGTTCATCAAGAAACTTGGTGAATTCAAGGGGGACAAGGGGCAACGCTGGCACGACAGCTTTGTTGAGAACATCGCAGCGCTACCCGATGAGATCAATGCGCTCAACATCGTTGACAACCCTGACGTTGATGCGTTCCTTGCAGAAATAAGTACGCTCATCAAGCCGTATGCCGCGCAACCTGATGCCTTGAAAGAGGATGCGTACGCACGCGAGGAGATGAAGAAGAAGTTGCAGACCCTTGAGGATAGCTTGAAAGGGTATGCGTTTTAAGCAGTAGCAACCGCAACAACTCGGGACGTAATGTCCCGAGTCCATAACCACAATAGGAGAAACACAATGACACAAGTAACAGTAACAGCAGTCATGCGGGCTAAAGCGGAGGACAACCTTAAGAAAGCCAAGGTGCAAGTCATCCTGTATCAGCCGTTCTTTGCTTGCATCATCCTGCGCCTAGTGATTGAGCTTAAGGATGACGTTGCAACGGCGTACTGCACTGCCGCTGGCAAGATTGTCGTGGGTACTGCGTTCGCTGCGAAGATTACGGTGCAGCAGCTTGTTGGCTTGCTTGCGCATGAGGCTATGCACTACGCGATGCTGCATCACATGCGCGTGGGTTGGAGAAAGCCGCGTCCTGCCAACATCGCTATGGACAAGGTTATCAATGACATCCTCATCGCTTCAGGTATGGAGTTGCCCCCCGAAGGTATCTTTCAAAACGGTGCGCGTGACTACGCATGGGAGCAGTTGTATGACGAGAACGAGGGTGGCGGTGGTGGTGGTGATGGCCCGTACACGCCGGGTACTGGCAACGATGACCTGTCCAACGAAGGTGCTGGTGATGTTACCCCCGAGCAGATAGAGGGTATCAAGCGCGTGTTGATTCAAGCGCGTCAAGCTGCCGCCAAGCAAGGCACGTTACCGGCAGGGTTGGAGAGGTTGATAGAAGATATTGTCAATCCTGTTACGCCGTGGCACATCTTGCTTGAGCGCTTCATGATGTTGCAGATAAAGGCTGGCGTGTCTTGGAGGCGTCCTAACAAGCGCTTTGTTGGTCATGACTTGTATCTGCCCAGTACCGATGTGCAACCTAAGATGGGTACGTTGGTGATTGAGTCAGACGAGTCCGGTTCTATTGACGTAGTAACAACCACACATTGGAACGGGCACATCAACAAGATCATCGAGTTGTGCCGCCCCGAGCGTGTCATCGTGTTGCATACCGATACGGTGGTTGCCAAGGCGGAGGAGTTTGAGGCTGATGATTACCCCATCGCGTTCAAGACGTATGCGGCGGGTGGTACTGATATGACAGCAGGGTTCAGGTGGTGCGTGGATAACGGTGTTGAGCCTGATGTGTTCGTGTGCCTGACTGATGGGTACACGCCGTTCGGTGAGGCTCCGGGCTATCCGGTGGTGTGGCTCATAACAACGCGTGACATCGAAGCACCGCATGGCGAGACAATCTACTACGAGATAACGGAGAAATAATATGAGCCTCAACATAAGTGACGACATAGTTACCTGTGCATCAAAGATTGAAGTAACCATAGACACCGACAAGTTCGGCCCGAGGCAGATAACCGCTTTCCACACGGCTGTGCAGACAGGTGTCATGAAGGGGCGCGGCGTTCCGGTGCGGGTGGCGAGAGCCATTCGTAGGAAGCTTAACGCTCCTTGGGTGGCTATAAATACACGCAGCGTCACATGGGGAAACGTGCCCTCTGATGCAGATACCTTCTACAACACGATGACTGCGGCGTTGGTAGCGCTACGTATGGATAGCAGTAGCGGTGCTGAAAGTAAGTACAACACGCAGAGCATGGATACCGCTTTCAAAAGCGTGGAAGATCGTTTGCCCTCTGGGGGTTTGTACGTGTACAGCACCGCTATGGCTAAGATGGTGATAAAGAATTTTAAATTCACCATTGACCTGCCCAACATGGAGAGGTTTGTTGTCATTGACTTATGGGACGGAAAGGAAGGTTTTTACATATGAAACAATTTCTAAGATTTGAGGATGTAGAACACAATGACTACGGTGCTAAGTACGCCATTGATTGGGAGAAGGGGGAGCGCAAATACAAGTCCCCCATGCACGGACTCCGAGTGTACGAGGGCGGCATGATAGAGGTAACACAAGCGGGGTACAACCGACCTGAGTGGCGTGCTGCTATGGAGCGTGAGTACGGTGTCTGCTTCAAGCTGATGTCGAAGATGACACACGCTACGTTCCATGTATCTGATACAGATGAGAAGGTACTCAAGCAACATATAATTAACAAGATAGTCATGTACGAATCGAAGCTGGGGCGTATCTATGGATGCGAAACTTGGAAAAACCAGTTTCAATTTATATCCGAACACGCGCAACCTATAGGGCAAAGCTCCGTATATTTCAGAATTCCCAACAAAGAAAAGGAACGGTCACGATACCTAGAATTAGAGGAATACTTTGCATTAGGCATAACATTGAACGCACTTAATACAAGTGGGCGTCCCTATACCCCTTTCAATTACTACACAATAAAGCATCTTGAACGTAAGAGTCCCCTACCCACGGACTTGACTACCGCAGAAGCACAGCAGTTCTGTAAGAGCATTGCAGCCAATGAAAATATGGTTAGAGTAATAGTAACCAAAGATTGCGCTGATCAGTTCACCGTACCATATCTTAATATCAAGGAGAAATAACATGGCACTCGTACGCATATCAAAAGAACTCATCGCTGACGTTAAACTTAAAATCAAGAAGGTCGATGCAAGCGCTTCTGCGTTGCTTGTCGAGCCTCTAAGCCCACACAATAATCCTGCTGTACTGGACGCATTGCACGAAGCAGGCTTAACTAAAATTTGGGGCGCACACAGGGCGCTGATGGACACGTTGCCTGACGGTTGGGTTCCTACCATACCCCGCATGGACATACGCATCGATAACGGCGATGAGATACGCATAGAGCGAGATACGCCAGTCCCGCCTAATACAAATAGAATGTCCTATGTAGATGTAGCGCTTAAAAGTAAGGACTTGCCAAAGCATGTAGTTGATGCACTGGCTAAGCACAACCAAGCATTGGACGCGCATGTGAGCAAGTTTGCAGCTATTGAGAAACAGTTACTTAACTTCCTCAAGAACTCTAAGTCACTCAATGCAGCGCTCGTTCAGTACCCTGACTTGGCTTTGTACCTACCCAGCACTACGATTGAACGAGTTAACGAGGTTACAGAACGTAAAGCCAAAGCTGTAAAAGAGGCTCCCGCTGAGATTGCCTTAGACCGTGATCTTGTTACATCTACGGGCGTACTGGGTGCGCTGCACAATAATCAGTAATGTAAAGTGCTTGACGACTCATAACTCAGGAGGCAGAATGGCGTTAACACCAGAAAGCAAAGTTAAGAAAGCTGTAAAAATAATGTTGGATGCACAAGGGGCGTACTATTTCTTTCCTGCTACGGGAGGGTATGGGCGCTCCGGTGTACCTGACATTATAGTTTGTCACCAAGGTAAGTTCATTGGCATTGAGTGCAAGGCGGGGGATAACGTACCTACTGCATTACAGGAACGGGAACTCCAACGTATCCGCGATGGTGGCGGGTACGCCTTGTGGGTGAATGAGAAGAACGTAGACGATGTACATAAGCTACTAAAACAAATCAACGGAGAAACAAAATGAAAAAGCAAACCAAAGCAGTACGCATCCGCAAACTAGTCCTTGCGGGTTTTAGAGATGTGGCTATAGCCAAGCTGGTGAAGTGCCACGCTAACTATGTCTACATAGTCAGGACTAAGATGGCAGAGACCATGCCTATGCTTAAACCTAAGAACAAGAAGGCAGTAGACGCGCTGTTGCAGCGTCAGGTGGATGCGGCTAAAGATACGGGCGTTAAAAGAACGCTTGACTACGTTCGTAAGGTCAACGCAGCAGAAGATACGGCGGTAGTGCATCCATATGTGCATCCATATCGCTACGACAATACAGGCTTAAAGGACTCCACAATCCTCGATGAGGCGCAAGACATTATCTGGGGTGATCGTGAGAAGACCTACGGGGAGCCTGATGTGAACCTCAAGCGTATTGCTACGCTGTGGAATGCTTTCCTCGTATCTCGGTACAAGCATGGATACACGGGCGAACCGTATGAGATCACTTCAGAGGATGTGTGCTGGATGATGGTTATGTTGAAAGCATCGCGGCAGATGAACGCCCCCAAGCGCGACAATCTTGTCGATGCCGCTGGGTATATAGGTTTGATTGAGAGGATACAGAAATGACAGCCAAGTGGAGCAGCATCAAGCGCGGTACGAAGGAACACAAGGAGGCGCGGTTCACCCCGCCCTCACCCCCCACCAGCAAGAAGGGAACTGGCTTCCCTTCACATCAGCCGTTCAAGAAACCATGAGTGCCGCACCTATTGATGCGGGTATGTGGACGCAGCTAGTTAAGAAGCGCAAAGAGACAGGCGCAGAGAAGAAGTTACGGACGAAAGCAGAGAGCGCCGCTGAGAAGGCGCTATTGGTAAGTGGCGCTGAGATAGTTGTATCCGCTACCTTAAAAGAAGTTGTGGATGCTAAGGTCAAGGAGCATGGCACACCGCTGCTGGGTAGGGGTGTAAACAAGGACGGATTCTTTGCGCGTGTAAGGGGGAAAAATGTCTAGCGAATACAATAAAAGAAAACGAAATGAAGCAATCGAATACCTCAAGTCAAGGGGTAAGCATCTTTTAACTACGAAGTACGTCCCTACCGATTCGGCACACACAGACGTAGCAAAGACCATTGAGGAGTACAAGAAAGAGGTGGTGAAATGATATTTGCGCCGGGATACACGGTGTGGCATTGCGGAACTTTAAAGAAAGGGAGAAGGGAAATGAGTGACCAACAAGGCAAATATCAACTGGAAAAAATTGATTTAGAAGACGAACTTGCCGCCCTGCGGGAGGAACTTACGAAGTGCAAAGTCGCACTTGCTGACAGGGATTCAGCATGGCGGTTGTACAAAGAAGCGAGGGAAGCGGAAGTTCAACAAGCTAGTCGTGCAGATGAAGCCGTAGCCAAGCGTGACAAATTAGTAGCGGCATTTGCCCACTTGCAAAGTTTTGTTTCCGGTGATTTGCAAGAATACGATGCGGCAGAAGTTGCGTCTTTGATTAACGCAGCCTTGAAGGAGGAAGGGAAATGACCCTAGAAGAATTTGCGAAGAAGGCTGGTGTGCGGGTTGTGCTGTCAATGTATGAAGATGGGTGCTTTGATTACCAAGTCGCCGATTCGCCCAACACCACAATTGGGTGGTTCCGCACAAAGGACAAAGCGTACCGCTTCTGGCTGATAGAAACCTTTGGCAAGAGGACTGCCGCAGTGATAAGGAAACTCTTAAAGGAGGAAGAGAAATGAGTTGCGAAATCTGCGGGAGACATGACTGTGAAAGGTCGTTTCATTCCGTTCAAATGCAACAAGCTCATGATGATGCAATCAATAGCGACAAAAGTAATTTGTTGTCCGAAATCGCCGCCCTGCGGGAGCAGTTGAAAGATTGTTCCGCTGCATTTGACAGGCAGCAAGAACAGTTAGACAGGAACGCAGAGCAACTTGCCGCCCTGCGGGAGCAAAGCAAAGCGCAGTTAGAAGAGCTTCACCGTATCAGCGATGCTTTGGGTACGAACGAGGGGCATAGTTCAGTCACGCACATTGAGACTCTAAAAAATGAGAACGCCGCCCTGCGGGAGTCCCTGAACGGAATACGTGCATGGCTAACCGATGACATTCTTGGAGGGTGGCCATACATGGAAGGCGAAGGTTTCTACAGCGATCTGCATAAATGGGTTGCCGCCATCGACGCAGCAATGAAGGAGGAAAGGAAATGAACGAAGGAACCACACACTACGCAGGGTGCTTTGACGCAGGGCCGAAGCACTATGAGTGCGCTTTGATGGAAATTACAGTCCTGCGAAAGCGTCTACAAACGGAAACGCAGCTTCTGTTAGATGGCAATAAGATTGCGTCGAAGGCACATAGAGAAGAAGTTGCAAACTTGCGGAACCAGCTTGAAAAGAAAGCGTGGTTCAGCGCATACGAAAAGAAAGAGTGGGTCGGTCTGACGGGAGAGGAGATAGACAAATACTTTCTTGATAATTGGGCAAGGTACTACAGCTATCACGGCTGCTTTAGAGAAGTGATGCGCTGGCAAGAGGAAAGACTGAAGGAAAAGAACACATGACAAACGAAGAGTTTGAACCAATAAGAATCCGTATCATTAACGCGGTCAAGGCAATGTGGCGGAGGATGGGCGACGTAACTGACGGTTACGACCACCCAACTCAAAAACATATGAGAGAACAATATGACAAATCAACGCAAGAATTCATAGAGCGCGTCAACGCACACATGAAGGAGAAGAACGGTGGATAAGAATGAGTACATCGACTTGTTTCACAAACTCAAACTAAATCTTGTGGCGTTTAAACCTTTGTTCCGTTGTGATGATGAGGTACTGACATTAGTTAATGCTGCGTTGGCACAACGTACTTGGGTCGGTCTGACGGATGATGAAATCAAAGCAATCATCGGACACAATCATCCCGAAGGAATAGGGTCGTATGCAAGAGAGTTGTTTAAACAAATAGAAGCTAAGTTACGGGAGAAGAATAATGGCTAAACACAAACACGCAGACCTGATCCACGCATGGGCAGACGGGGCAGAGATACAGTGGAAAAAAACTAACGGTGAATGGATCGGCGTTGGCAACGACCCGGTATGGATGGAGACTGACGAGTACCGCGTCAAGCCACAACCAAAGCCAGACTACGAAATTGAGGCCGTTGCAACCCGCCACGGTCTTACTAGTTCTTATCTTATAGGCAAGGCAAACGTCCGCTTTTTCTTTGACGGTGAGACAGGCGCACTTAAATCTACGGAGGTATTGAAATGAGTGACAAGACAGGTGGGCCAGCTTTTCCGACAAACGGCGGAGTTACCTACAAGGGCATGACCCTGCTTGATTATTTTGCAGGACA